CTTTTTAATTTATCCAAATAAGCGCGGGTAATATTTTTAGAACTAAGGGCCATGCGCAAGGCTATATTTGGGAACCCGCGTTTATCCTGGTCAATAAGCCAGCCTTTACAGCAGCTACCGTTATTTTTGTGGCATAGGTAAGTGCCCCCAAATTGCTTTTTATCTTCTTCTAAAAGTTTTGCAAACTCGTATTTATCCCAAAGTTGGCGCTTTGCATCCTTACGGTAAGGGCAACTTGTGCATGGCTGGGTTCCGCTAAAGAAAGGCTTTTGAATAGCCATAAACGAAAAAATCCTTTGGGTTTGAGGTTGCAGCTCGCCCCCGAAGGACTTTTGTTTATTTCGTTACCCCTCTGCAACAAGGGCCAATATGTATAACTGCCTTGCGGCTTGTTGTTGCGGGAGCGAGAGTCGAACTCACTTAGGTAGGCTTATGAGACCCACTGGATTACCAAATCTTCCCACAATGCTAGCTCAGTTTTGATGTAACCCCGGTTCACCACCGGTAACCTCCCCTTCCTGAGCCAACACAAAACTAACTCTATTTTTCACATTGTATAGTTTTTAAGGAAAATATTTTTAATTTTGGGGTATGGCAGCCGGTGCACCAACTAAATTTACTGATGAACTTTTTGAGAGCATTTTAAATGACTTGAGATATTCTGATAAAGGAGTTGTAACTGTTTGTAAATCAGCTAAAATAAACCCTGATACGTTTTATACGTGGTTGAAAGATTCGCCCGAATTGGCCGACAAATACGCGCGCGCGCGCGAGGGCCAGGCCGAGTTCATGGCTGACCAGATTTTAGCCATTGCAGACGATTCGGTCAACGATACTATTGATGGGGAGTATGGGCCAATCGAAAACAAAGAATGGGTTAACCGTTCTAAGCTGCGTATTGAGGCGCGTAAATGGTTAGCTGCTAAACTGGCCCCTAAAAAATACGGTGATAAAAATTCAACTGAAATAACCGGCAGCCTTAATGTAACACAGATTACAGGCATGGAAATAAAGTAGCGTGAAACTTCAATTTGATACCCACGGCAACGATAAGCAAAAGGAATGCGTTAAGCGATGGCTTGACCCTGCTATAAGCGATATAGTTTACGGCGGTTCAAAAGGTAGTGCGAAGTCTTATACAGGTTGTAGTTTGATATTTGGGGATGCCTTAATTTACCCCGGCACACATTATTTTATTGCACGTAAAAAACTTAACGACCTGCGTAAGCACACCCTGCCATCTATATACGAGGTGTTTAAGCACTGGGGAGTGCCTGAAAGTATGTATCAATACAACGGCCAGGATAACTTCTTTTCGCTTTATAACGGCTCTAAAGTGTTTCTTTTAGATGCCAAATATTTACCGTCCGACCCTTTATATTATCGTTTCGGTTCCATGCAAATGACGCGCGGATGGATAGAGGAAGCGGGGGAATTTGACGAGGAAGCAAAGAATAACTTAATGGCCTCAATAGGCCGTTGGAAAAATGACGAGTATAATTTACCGCCAAAGCTATTGCAAACCTGTAACCCGTCTAAAAACTACCTATACAAAGAATACTACAAAAAGAACCGTGAGGGAACTTTGGATAATTGGAAATGTTTTATACAAGCCTTGCCTACGGATAACAAAAGGCAGCAGGCCGGGTATATTGAGAACCTACACCGAACACTTAGTAACAATCAAAAGGAGCGTTTATTATATGGTAATTGGGAGTATGACGATGACCCATCCGTGCTGTGTGAATACGATAAGATAATAAGCATGTTTAGCAATGACTTCACAGAGTTAGCCGGGCAAAAGTATATTACCTGCGATGTGGCCCGATTAGGTTCGGACAAGATTGTTATAGGCTTATGGAATGGCTGGCGGGTTAAGGTGTATGAGTTTAGTAAAAAGTTAATTACGGAATCGTATCAGTTCATTGATAGCCTGCGCAAAGCAAACGGGGTGCCGCTTACAAATGTAATAGCTGATGAAGATGGCGTGGGCGGTGGCCTTGTTGATATGCTTAAATGTAAAGGGTTTGTAAATAATTCGCGGGCATTGGAAGGTGAAAACTATGAGAACCTGCAGGCGCAATGTGCTTTCAGATTAGCGGCCCGAATTAACAATAACGGGCTTTATATTGAACCGGTAGAAAGTAAAGCACAGGAGGACATTATAGAGGAGTTGGAGCAGTTAAAGCAAAAGAATGTAGATGTGGACGGGCGAAAGGGAATCGTGGCTAAAGACGATGTAAAGAAGATTATTGGCCGTTCACCCGATTACAGGGATATGCTTTTGATGCGTGAATGGTTTGAGATTAAGCCGGTAATTAAACGCCACCGGCCATCAACAGGCGGGGCTTATGTTGAATTAGTGAGATAATATGACCATAACAATAGACAAAAAGCCCTACACATTCGCGGCATCGTTTGCTGAATTAACTATTGATACCTATTTAACCTTTAGGGGCTATTTCGGCTTACCTTTAGTTGAACGGGTGGCAAAGTATACCGGCATACCTGTTGAGGTTTTAGACGGGCTTGATTTGAAAATATTAAATATCATATCTAATGCTGTTGAGTTTATCGAAGATGAAACAACTTTAAACGCGCTGGCGGCACCTTATGAGGGATGGAAAATTAGCCGATATAATACCCCTGAGCAAATGTTAATCAATGCAAGTGTGCACGTAAACAGCTTTGGTAAAATTGAAAAAGCTAAAGGGTTTATAAAGCCTGGCATTTACGGCGGTATTGTTAAGGTAGCGGAATTGTATACAGGGGATAAAATAACGGGCCGTCCACTACTCGAAAAATGGGGCGTTTGTGTGTTCTATATTAACCAGCTAAACGCATTTTTTGACAGGTTCAAAGCTATGAACGCGCATGAATATTCCGAAATGGAACTTGAAGCGGGTGTGGAAAAGTTGGGCACATTCAGCCATTGGCCTATTGTTTTCCGCATGGCAAAGGAGCGCGGCACTACCAACGATGCCATTTTAAACATGACCGCTATTGAGGTGTACACGGAGTTGCTACACAATTTTGAGGTAAGCGAATATCAAAAACGGATGCAGGCTATTGCTGATGCGCGGGCGGTTCACTTTGGGAAGGTAGGCAGGTAACAAATTTCCTTACATTGTATAATTTTATTCTACTTTTGTCGTGTGGCGAGTTTAATACAGTCAATTCTTACGGGGTGGGTTAATGTATTCTTTGAAACTCCGGAGGTCAAAGCAATGGCAGAGGCGCGCGCGGTTCATTGTGGCGAATGCGTTAACGCAGGGCCGGGCCTTGTGGCTGAAATGATTGACGATGAAATAAGAGAAGTTGTAGGGCTTGTATGCACTAAATGCAACTGCCCCCTATCAGCAAAAATTCGTTCACCTTATGAAAAATGCCCGATTGGATTATGGACATCACAGAAATAAAAATCACAAATATTGAAGATTGGCCAATTATAAAAATGGTTGAGCATACGGATAACCCGCTTGTAATATCATTTTTAATAGATTCCGAGGCGTTTGAAAAAGCAATTAACAAACTTAAAGAATTGCAATGGCAAGCGGCGAAACACTAACCACCATACTAAACAACGTGGGCGAAAGTATTACTGCCGAAACAAAGGACGTGATACTTAATAAGCCTTTGACTGTATACGGGGTAGTTAATGCCAGCGGTAAGTTGGAGCGGAGCGTAAGATACGATGTAAAGGATGGCGTGTTAAGGGTTTATTCGCTTAACTACATCTACTACATTGAAAAAGGCCGTAAGCCGGGTAAACGCCCGCCACGTTCAGCGATACGCCAATGGATAGACGATAAAGGCATTACGCCTGATGGTATAAGCAAAGATAGTTTAGCGTTCTTGATACAGCGCAAAATCGGCGAAGAAGGCACAACCATCTATAAGCAGGGCGGCTCAAAGTTAGTAGCTGATGTGATACCGCCGGCAGTAAGTAGTTTGAAAAGCAATTTAATTCTATCATTTAAAAATAATACCATTGCGGGCTACCGTAGTGCGATAACCGGGCAAAATGGCAACTGATTACAGATTAACAGCTACACCTCCTAAATGGATTAGTGCGCACCGTGATAATAATTACACCATGCGCTTACCTTCTACGGATGCCAGCAGCGGGTATAATGACGGCTCAGGCTTTTTAAAGGTGAACTTAGCGGGCGCATTCCTTTACGATGTTGAGGTTGGTGATAGAATTTACATAACTACGGCCCCATACATAGGGTTTCACATAGTTAAAACTGTGCACAGTAGCATACAATACACTTTTGAAACGGCTTTTACTTCTACGTTTGGCGGCTCGGTTACACTTTACCAGGCTACCTTGCCCGAAATTAGCATTTACAAAGGCTACAATGTGGGTGAAATTATTGTTCCGTGGCTTGGTGGCAGCTTAGATTTGTCTACTGTTTACCCTTATACATTGGTTGCAACGATTAAACCTGAGGCGGGAGTTGATGGCTTTGTGCGGTTTAACATTTGCGGGTTTGCAAAAACGGTAATAGATGCACCTTACAAGGGCCGCTATAATGCAGACGAAACCGATTACAATTATCCGTTAGCTACGTTCCCTGCAATTATAGATTATAATTCCAAATACTTTAACAAGGTTCGGCTAATATTAAACGGTGGCGAAATAGCTTCACACTTGGCAATCAATGCGGCGGTAAGCAGCTATGAACTAAACCGCGACTTTGTGCAAACAACAAGGCAGTTAAGTCCACTATTGCAGGCACCTCTAATAGCTAACTCATTTTCATTCGGTAATTATATTTCACAAAATTATATTGTATCAGTAATAGCATAATTATGGCAACACTAAGTAAATCACAGTTAACAACCGACATCAACGCGAACGCCACATTAACTGCAGCGGAAAAGATTATATTAATTAACATGGTAGATTCCTACGAGGACTATTTTGCGCAAATTAATACGGCGGCGCGGAATGCCTTAACGCCTACCCTAAATCAAATCATTTTCAATACGGACGTAAACCGTAACGAATACTGGAACGGTAGCGCATGGTTAGGGATAGGGCAAGATATAAGCACTCCATTGGTGGTTAAAATTGACCTTTCGAGTGCCGATATATTGGCATTGAATACTACGCCGATAACTATTGCGGCGGCACCCGGCGCAGGATTTGCGTTAATGCCTTCATCAATGGCTTACCGATATACGTTTGGTTCTGCTGCTTATTTGTTAGGAGGGTCAATAGAGTTGATTTCTAATTCGATAGCGGCTGGCACATCAAATTCTTTTATAGTTATTTCAACTACCGCTATGAGGGCGGCAGCAAACCGTTCGGGCAGCACTGCCACAAGCACAGGAACAGGCGTGGATGCTATTGTTGAAAATAATTCGTTGCAGTTAAAAACATCAACTGCATTCACTACCGGAGATGGCACATTGACCGTATGGGTTACATACTCAATAATAGCTTACTAAAATGAAGCGCATACTATATAAGCAGTATTACAGGTGCGAAACTCAAACCGAGGTGATTAACGGCACGTTTGGTGCTGAACTAAAACTCGGTGCGGTCGGCATTGTGTTTAACGGGTTGCGTAATCCTGATGGCACATATTCAGCCGTTCCGTCATGGTTTACAGAAAGCAGCACAGGATTTCCGGCGTTCGATGCTACGTGGCAAATGACACCACCTGCAGAGAGTGCAAGTGAATACGTGTTTAGTTGGACACTACAATACGCTGAGGACATTGAGTATACGGTTAAGCTAACCATGATTGACTATTGCAGCGTTGCTATTGGTTGCGATAAAGATACGGCGGTCAATCCGTTAACTGCGCTTACATTCCTATCCCGCGAAGGGGGCTGGCCTTTGTTTATTTTCAACGGGCAAAAGTCATTTGAATGCACCATTCCGGAGGCTAAACAATATACCAGCACAGGCAGGGTATTGTTTAATAGTGCTCGGCAGGGAGTATTTAAAGGTGAAACACTTACCAGCACAATAGAAGATGCTAACGCCCTGGACTTGCTGCAATCGCTGCAACAATCTATACAGGTTTACTTTGTAGAAAATCTGTTTTCAGATGAGCCGGTATTTAAGCCGGTAATCCTTTTGAATAACGGGGAAATTATCAAGCGCCGAACTGATCAGAATCTATTTGAAGTTACTGTTAAATTTATTTACGCAGAGGAAATCCAAATGCAAAGCCAATAATGACCGAACTTATTATTAACGATGTGGCCTGCGATTTAACGGGGGATGAATCAATAAAGTTCGTCCTGAATATTTTTGATTTGCTGGCCATATCAAAGCGTAAGGGTTCACGTTCACTTGAGATAAATTTACCCGCAACGGTAGCCAATAGATTGGCGTTAGGCATACCCGAAGAAATCAATTCACTATCAAATCTAAGATACCGCCGTTTAAATGCGCGGTTAAGAGTTAACGGAGTTGATCAGCTTATAAGGTTTGCAACGATTGAGAACATAACCGATACCTATAACGTGAGGCTTTATGATATTCAAACGGAGTTTTTGGCGGGCATCAATGATTTAAAACTTTCTGACTTAGACCTGATTGAATATAACCACTTTTGGACATTCGATAATGTAGTAAACGGCAGGCATGGTGTGGCGGCTTATGCCTACCCGCTTATTGATTACATGGCGGAATACCCGAACGCCAACACACAAAACACTACGCGCAGCATTTCGCCCGGCGCGTTATACCCTGCTGTAAAGTTTGAGTTTTTACTTAATAAGATTTGTGCGGAGCAAGGCTACACGCTTAATAATGAAATTGCAAACATAACGGGCTACCCTGCGGACGGCTTGATAATTCCTATTAATGAGGTTTTCAATAGGGACGAAGATGTGAAGAAATACGAGGCCGCAATATTAACCACTTCGCCAACAGCTAACCCACCGGCGGCGGCGTTTGGCCCTGTAACTTATGACGCAGTTGATGCGGCTTACCTTTACAAGTACTGGGATGCTACCACCCAAACCCTAAACCAAGTATTCCCCCGCTTTGTAGACGAAATTGATGCTGATGTGGTTATTGTAATGAACGTTACGAATACAACAGGGGTAGACAAAACGCTATCCATTAGGATAGATATTGCTAATGTGGTTTTTAATTCGAGCACTCACCTAATACCGGCAGGGGCCACACAGGATATTACTTTTAATTTCCCAGCTATGCCATTAAGGCACAACCCGCCAACGTTTGCAAATATCGGCGTTTACATATCAGCACTACCGGCAGCGGCTATCGTAGTAAACAATTCAAGTATAGCTGTTTCTAACGCGGTTCTTTACAGGCAAACGCATAGCGAAATAATCTATTCCCCTGATACTACTTTGCCATCCATTCAATCATTTATTTCGTTCCCTGGTATCTTACCCGATATGACACAGGGTAAACTATTTTCTGAATATTGCAAGATAACGGGCGGTATAATTTTCGTTAACGAAATCGACAAAGTTATTTCTATATTCCCCTTTCAGTCTATCAATAACAACATTGGAAGCGCGGTAGATTGGAGCGCAAAACTTGACTTTACCAATAAGCCTGCAATAGTATACCGCAATGATTCATTCGGGCAAAAAAGCACGTTTGTATATAAAGAAGATGAAACGGTTACAAAGCCGGTGGGCACAGATGGCACAATTTTAATAGACGATACAAATTTAGAGGCAGAGGTTGAAGTATTGAAAGTAGATTTTGCAGCTACTGAAAGCGTGGTAAGGTTTGACGATCTAACCGTTCCAAATATCAAAATGATTTTGAGCGAGGTTGATTCAGGCCGGGCGGTAAATATGGAAGATGTGGTGCTTAGGGTTTTGGTTCTTAAATACTACGATAGTGCCGACCTTGACCCGGTTGGCGATTTAACCTATGACGATACAACGGCAACATCAGTAGTTTCAACTAATATACCTATTCCCTACTTTATAAACGAAAATGAAATTGTAAGTTTAGGGTTCGACAAAAGCCTTATCCCTGTTTTTTACGGAGCTATTGAAGATATATTGGTAAGGTTTGTAATGATAACGGCAGGCATAAGAATAGATGAAACTGACCTGCTAAAGTTGAACTTCTTAAACCCGATTTACATAGAGTATTTTAACGCTTACTTTTACATTTCATCTATACAAGGTTACGAGCCTGGCGCAAATACCACAAGTGAAGTAAACCTGATTAAATTATTCTAACATGGCAGAAGAAAAAGAGGTTATAGTTTTTGAGATTGACGTAAGCAGTTATGAGAAAGCATTAAAAACCCAGGCCGATTCTATCGCTTTGCTTACTCAGCAACAAAAGGAACTACGCAAAGCAGCGGCAGATGGCAACGAGGCGGCGGCTGTATCGCTGGAAAAGGTGAACGCACAATTAAAAGTGCAACAACAGGAATATAGAACCACTCAATCTGTGTTAGTTGGTTACTATGCGCAAACTAAAAAGGGGGCTGACACTACTAATTTTCTTAATAACTCTATTTCACAAAACAGGGCTTTATTAAAGCAATTAACGGCTTCTTATATTGATGCAGCTAAACCATCAGCCGAACTTACAAACAGCGTAAAAAGGCTATCTGAAACACTTAAACAGCAGGAGGCCGCAATTGGTGATACACGGCGCAATGTAGGCAACTACGGCGGGGCTTTTACTGAAGCATTTAGCAGAATTACAAGCGGGGCCGGTGGTGCTATTGGTGCAATAGGCAAGGTTGGCGAAGTTGCAAAGATAGGATTCAAGTTAGCAAAAGATTCGGTTGATGGCGCGGTAAGTTCATTCAATAATCTAAAGGCCGCGAATGAAGAATATAAAGTTGCACAGGAAGCCTACGTGCAGGCGCAAACGGTAGCAAGTGCAGCAACCGAAACATTAACCACGGCACAAGATACAGCAACTAAAATCGGGTTTAAATACGCGGCGGGCACAGCTACATTAACAGAAGTTGAGGCGGCAAATGCAGCGGTAACCGGAGCGGTGGCTGTTGAAACGGAGGCCCTGGCATCGGCACAGGTTGCGGGCGCGGCGGCTACTACTTTGGGGGCAAATGCTATGAAGCTATTTAGGGTTGCACTTATTTCTACGGGCATAGGCGCGTTTGTGGTGGCGGTTGGCTTACTGATAGATTACTTTAGAAAGTTCGACCCTTTGGTTGATGCTTTAGAACAGGGCATGGCGGCATTTGGCGCGGCGGTTCGCACTACTCAGCAGGCATTAGTTAGCTTTTTGTCCGGTGATTTCGGGGCGTTCTCAAACTTTAAAGAAGATTTAAAGGGCGCGGCTAATGCTGCTATCGAACTTAAAAAAGCGCAGCAAGATTTAGCAGACCAAAACAGTATACAGGAAGTTCAAAACGCAAAGGTAAGTCAACAATATTCAGAGTTAATTTTAAAGTCTAAGAACCGAACTTTATCGGAACAGGAGCGACTGGCATTTTTAAAGCAGGCTGAAAAGTTGGAGGCCGATAACTTTAAAAAGAGAACCGAACTATCTAAGCAGCAAACCGAACAGGCTATTGAGGCCACAAGGATAGCGGGGGATTTGAACGCTACCGAAATAAAATATCTACGCGAAAAGGGAACGGCTTACGCTTTTAACCTTTTGAACGCCGGTAAGATTACGCAGGAAGAAGTTGATCTAATTAAGAAAGCAGAAGTTGATATAATTGCCATTCAGCAAGAGAGCACAAACCGCTTAGAGAAAAATCAGAATGCGCAGGATAAACTTTTTGAAGATGCTCAAAAGGCAGAGGAAAAGAGGCTGGCTGATTTAAAGAAAAAGCGTGATGAAGAACTAAAGGCCGAACAGGAACGGGCAAAGGCTTTAGATGCTTTGGCGGCAAAGAATAAGGAACGCGAAAGGATATACACGGAGGCTACCACCGAGGGTATACAACAAAGGTTAGCATTATTTGAATTAGATTTTGAAGATAAGCGCGAAAAGCTACGGGATGCGGGGGTGCAGGAGGTGGATATTTTAAAGCAATATGAAGCTGAAAAGACTGCTATAATAGATGCCGAAAACGAAAAGCGTAATGCCAGTTTAGAAAAGGTTGCTGAGCGAAATGCAATATTAGAAAGACTGCGAATTGAGGCTTTGAAGATTGGATTAGAGCAAGAAAACGCTTTATATGAATTGAATTTTGAAAACCGTATTGAAGATTTACGCGCAGCAGGTTTAACTGAAATTGAGATTGAGGAATTAAAACAGCAGGAGTTAGATGCCATCCGCACAAAGTATGCTGAAAAAGCTAAGGCTGATAGTGAGCAGTTAACCAAAGACCAGGTAAGCGCAACTACGGGAATAGTAAGCGAGGGGTTAAATGTTTTAGGGCAGATAGGCTCGATACTTGATTCTGAAATTGACGCTAAACAGCAAAAGCTGCAGGAGGCTTTAGAAAATGGTTCGATAAATCAGCAACAATACGCGGACGAAACAACCAAGCTAAAGAAAAAGCAGTTTGAACAAAACAAAGCTATTGCCACCACCTCGGCTATTTTACAGGGGATAAACGCGACATTGGCGGCTTATACATCGGGCGCAGCTATTCCTATTGTGGGTGCTGTTACTGGCCCTGTATTCGCGGCATTAGCGGCAGCATTTGCAGCGGTGCAGGTTGGATTAATAGCTTCACAGCAACCACCTAAATTCGCCACCGGGGTAATCGGGTTGGAGGGCGCAGGCACAGCCACAAGTGATAGTATAGACGCGAAACTAAGTCGAGGGGAATCGGTTGTTACCGCAAAGGCCACATCACGCTTTCACAAAGAGTTAGCCCAAATGGAGTTAGCAGTTGGTAACACGCCAAACTACAATTTCAGTTCGGGCCGCTTTGCTACGGGTGCAATATCAATACCGGGCACAGATGCGGGCTTTTCAACCAATAGCATACAAACGCAGGTAAATGAACAAGCTATCTTAAACAGCATAAACACAGGCCTGCAGAATATGCCCGCCCCGGTTGTTAGTGTTCGTGAGTTTGTTCGGGTGCAGGACGCAGGCGAAAGGAGTGTAAGGGTTGCTGAACTTTAATAATATTGTAATTGTGGGTGTTCAATTCGCATGTAATCAATAATTCTTTTTTTATTCTTTATCGAATCGCTGTGCATACTGTGTTCATGTTTTCGGTAGTAGAATAAAACCTGCGGCACTACGTCAATTTTGTAATTTATTTTAGTAGCACGTAGCCAAAAATTGAAGTCTTCCCATCCGTGGCAGCCTTGCTTACCGTGTATAAATTGTTCTTCATCATAGCCGCCGCAATTCTCCCAAACTTCGCGCTTAAATATCGAACAGCAAAACAGGTAATTGCGCTTTAAAAAATCGCTATATACAGGGTTCTTTAATGGCGGCTTCCAAACATCGCGCGACTTACCAAAGCATTGAAGCCAACAGCCTACTATATCTGACTTACCTATTGTTTTAGAAATAAAATCAGTATGCAATTTATCGTCTGAATCTAAAGTTACAATCCATTTGCCACGGCTTGCTTTAATACCTGCGTTACGCGCACCACTTAAACCTTTGTTGGCCTGTTCTACCAGGATAACACCCGGGTATTTTTTTGCAACCTCGCTGGTATTATCGGGGCTGCCATCGTTCACCACTATAACTTCTATATTTTTATACGACTGCTTTAAAGCCGATTCTATCGCATCCGGTAAATATTGCGCCTGTTTGTAGCAAGGGATAATTATGCTTACTAAATCGCCCCAACTATGCGCCCAATGGTGAACGCAGTAAGTTTTATCGGTGATAAATTGCGGGTCGTAGGTTTCGGTGTAGTGGTATGGATAGAAGTATTCGGGGGCAAGTATTCGGATAGGGTTAACGTTTTTATTAAAGCTACCAATCTGGCCTTTTTGCCATCCCCAATCCTCAGCCCAAGTGGTAAACATTCGCGGCCCTGTTTCTAACTCAATATCCTTTTTATCAAAATGAAAGTTATCCATCCATGTAAGGCATAGTTTCAAAAACGGGTGCCCCTTTTCGGCTATTATAACCGCGTTATTTACACAATTAGCATCTTCTATGCCTACCGTTAACGGAGCGTTCAAAAGCGGGCTTAAATCCTTCACACATTCAATGTCCAAATCGAGGTATATCCCTCCGAACTCATACAACAATTTGCACCTTAAATAGTGGTTAATCAAAGTATGTGCGTTGCGTTCTTTTGCCCACCTCAAAAACGGGCTGTCATAATCACAGGTCGTAACCTCAATTATTTTGAAACCATTATTTACCGCCCACGTATCGGTATATTGTTTAAACTTTTCGGGTATGGGTTTGTCCGAAATCCAAATTTTAAATATTTGTTTGGGTATCATTTACGCGGTTTTGCTCAGGGTAAATTTTGATATTTGACTATCAATATCAGATACAGCTTTATAAAGTTCACCTGTTAACTTCGCCTCAAAAGATTCTACTGCGGATTTAAATTTATCTTCACCTATAATCTTTTCAATATCGCCTAATGTATATCGGCCTGCGTGATGTTCAGTGATTGCTAAATAATGTCGGAAGCCATATTCGCCAGCTAATGAAATACTTTTAAGCCTTTTTATAAGTTCGGCACAATTTTCTTTATTGCGCGTTAGCTTGTTTAATTCCTCTAACTCTTTTTTCATAGTTAATCAGTAGTTAAATATTCGTTTGGGTTTCTCCTATCATTAAACGCCTCTGCCTTTGTGTAATCGTATTTATTTACTCCGCAAGTTGTTTTAAGGGTAGGTGCGCCCGAAAATTCTGCGTCAAAATACATTTCACGGCCTATCTTACCGCTGTGAAGCGAGAAAGGCAAAGCGTTTATTTTAGGGTCATTCAATAGCGGCTTCCAAAATACTTCGTATGGTATGGAACCGTTTTCTGGTAAGCTTGTTACTGCGTTTGCCATGTTATTTGTGTTTGGTTTTTTGTTTTAATTGATTATTTCTTTGTTTCTGCCGCGCGTCTTTCAGCAACTAATTGCAACGCTGTTTTCTTTTCGCCCCCGGCAGCACCACCCTTATCGGTTGCCGCAGCTACAAAGGTTTGCCCACCACCCGTTTCAATAGCCGATTTAAGGGCCACGAACTCAGTTTTTAAAGTGTTGGCTTGTGCCAGGATTTCGTTCTTTTCTGTAATAGCGGCCTGTGTTTCATTTTTAGCGGCTGTAACCTGCGCCTCCAATTCAGCAATCTTCGCGGCTGCAACTTGCTCAGGTGTTTGCGTGTTGCTGATTTCTTCAACATTAGTAACCACGCCGCCTGCAACTGTGTAAAGTTTACCATCATAAGTGTGCACGCCATCCGGTGCCGGTTCGGTCATTGCTTCATTTGCAAATACCGGTGAACCCTCCGCTAAAACTCCATCGAAGTATATATCTATACCCTCGGTAGTTTTAACCGTTGCGTTAACCTTACGGCCTTTGAATAGGTTAAGGAATGTTTTCTCCATGCTGGCAAAGCCTGCTTTTATTTCTTCTTTTAGTTCCGACATTGTATTATTGTTTTTGTTGGTTTGTGTAGGTGTAACTGCTGCTGCAATGCGATACTTTACCATTGCGCGTATATCTGTGCTGATTACTTCGTCTATAAAGCCTAACTGTAAAGCCTCGGCACTTGTTAAGGTTGTTTCAACTTTCATTTTATCCGAAAGGGCTACACGGTTTGCGCCGGTCACTTTCTCATAAAAGTTGATTAGCTTTTCTTCGCTCTTTCTAAGGTCGGCAGTAAGTGTTTCAAGGTCATCGGCGGTATGCGCATCAGGGCCGTTCGGAATCCAAAGCGGGTTGTGTATAAAGTATTCCGAATTTTGGAACATTTTGCGCTTGCCAGTTTTACCGGCCTGAGCGATTACGGTGGCTATGCTGCCACACATGCCCTCTACAATGGTTGTTATAGGTTTGCCAGTTGCTACCAGCTTATCATATATGGCGAAACCTTCCGAAACCAACCCGCCGCCGCTATTGATATGCACTATTATTTCAGTTGCATCAGGGTTAGCGGCTAATTCTTGGTTAAGCTTATTAAGGGTGAAATTGTTGCCATCCCCGAACAAATCGAAGATGTCGCCGATATACCCGTTAATAAAAATGTTATGAACCACGCAACAAAAATCATTTAACGGTTTGGATATGTTAACTGAATGAGTATTTTTGAGTAAAGAATAAATGAATGGCAGACAGTCCACCAAATAAAATTCGCTTACAAACTACCTTAAATGGATTTTTAGGTTCGGAGTTCATGAAAGAAATGACGGCTGGTTAGTGAAGGGTGGGTGAATTAATAAGAAAAATTTTGAAGTAAAGTTATAAAAAGCCCGAATTAATAATCGAGCACAAACAATAGAAAGG